GACTAAAAACCAGTTCCAAGTTCCGGATGATGTAAATGAAGAGTCAGCAATAGGTGACTCGTAGTTATAAACTGAACTTATTTTATTTTCAATATTTCGTGAAACAATTGAGTTAACTCTTTTAGCAAAAGATAACGCTGGTTTTTTCTTATAGTTTTTACGGGGCTGTCTCGCAGGTGCTTGTTTTGCCCGAAGGCCATTCTGTCTCTTATAAAACATTGTTTTATATATTACTAAAAGAAAAAAAAATAAAATAGTTTGATATATTATAGATGATAGTTCCAATAGTTCCGAGTAGTGCCGAGGGGGGAGGTAATACTATTTCTCCCCCCTTAAAGCAATCTTCTCCTGCAATCAGATGGTGCTTTACTCTGAATAATTATTCAGAAGATGAGTTTAGTTCCATTTGTTCCAAATTACACGAAACTTGCAAAGTAGCCTGTGTAGGTAAAGAAATTGGGGAGTCAGGGACACCCCACCTTCAAGGCTATTTGGAGTTTTCTAATAAAAGCAGGCCTATCTCTGTTTTTAAAAATATATGTAATAAGATACATTTTGAAAAGTCAAAAGGTAGTAAAGAAGACAATCTTAAATACTGTTCCAAAGAAAATCTTGTTTACACCTTAGGTTTTCCTAAACCAATTAAAATTATTACTAATTTATATCCTTTTCAATTGCATATTGAAACTATCATTCAGACTACACCCGATGATAGAAGTATATATTGGTTTTGGGAAAGTATTGGTAATTTTGGAAAGTCCGCCTTTATTAAGTATTGCGTGGTTAAGCATAATGTGTTGTACATCAACGGCGGTAAGTATTCCGACATTATGAACTTAATTTTCAACGCTGATATGGACAAATGCAACTGCGTGATGATAGACATCCCACGAAGCAATCGGGGTTGTATATCATATGCGTCTCTCGAATCCATCAAAAATGGATTAGTTTGTAATACAAAGTATGAGACTGGTTCTAAGGTTTTCAATTCACCACATCTTATTATTTTCGCCAATTCACCTCCCGAGTGTGAGTATAAATTGTCTGCAGATCGATGGAAGATTACTAACTTAAGAGGAGAAGATGACATTTCTCTCTTCGCTAGTCTGTCAAATGATGATGATGAATTATAAACTTTTGCTTTCGCTCATAATAATATATTTTATATCATTATGGACTTGTCGCACCGTCATTATCAAACGGATTATAAAATCGTCATCGTCGTTCCTCCTCCACGATTTTGCAATCATTAGCTAATTCCTCTCTTCGTAGTTGTTGCCCATATCTTTAGGTTTGTTCCGGCACAACGGAATTACTCGCTCACAGCGTGGGAGTTAGGGTGATAACCCATAATTCCCCTTTTTTTAAAATTTTAATTTAAGATTTTAATTAAGTTTTTAAAAACAGCTTTTAAGCGTCTTCATATTCAAAGTAGGTTTGTAGAGCTATTCTATAATAGCTCGATGGATTTACATTGCTGTTCGCTAATTGGCCCATTGCTGGTGTCCAGACAGCCCAAAATGCTAAATCCCTTAATACTTGATGGTTTGCGTACACTGACACATCATTAAATCTTACAGTGGCATTCTTCATAATATATTTGCACACATCGAACCCGAATGTTTGACACATATCGAAGTCATTGTTAGGCATAATGTTTATTGAGGAAGTTTGCCCTGATGCAGCTCCAACCTTGAATGTTCTTCTATAATATATTTTGTATAAATCTTTATTGACTGGCGTCATTAAGTCTTCTCTTCGACCCATTGGACTACGAGAGGAGTTGCCGGCTTGGTATAGTGCTCCTAAGTCTGTGGTGACATCATTACTATCTGTTCGTCTTCCGAAGAAGATAGTGACATATCCTTGATACGAATGAGCTAAGTTTAGATTCTCATTCATCTGGAATGTCGCATTTTGAGGAGCTATAACGCCTTTAATAATCCATCTCTTCATTTTAATCTGATTTCCTACACGCTGGTTTTGTCCTGCACCTTGCGCAATTTGGAATGGAATTGCATTCATAAATTGATTGACTAAAAACCAGTTCCAAGTTCCGGATGATGTAAATGAAGAGTCAGCAATAGGTGACTCGTAGTTATAAACTGAACTTATTTTATTTTCAATATTTCGTGAAACAATTGAGTTAACTCTT